GCTTTCGCTACCGGCGCGCCTCGCACGCCTGCAGCGATTTGCGCGCCAGCTTGGGCGATACCTTCGCCCGCATATGAACCGGTTCGTCCACCGCCGACCGGTAACATGCCGCCGCCATATCCCGTCGTCGCCCCCAGGGCGAATAACGGATGAAGGCCGGCGGCTTTTGCGTCTGCGACGCGATTTTGAATAGCGACCTTCGAACGATTGTAATCGATGTCGCCTTAATGCAGCGCGAATGACCGCGACTGCTTTGTGCTGCCAGAACCACTCCTGGACAGCGCTCCACCTAACAGTGAAGCACCCGCCCCGATCAACGCGGCGGTAGTAACAGGTTCGATGCAATGAAACTTCATGTGTGGTTTCAGCATTTTAATTTTGACTCCGCATTGCGTCGATAAGAACCATGCTTTCCACGACCGCTATTACCGGACGCGAAAATTGATTCGCGCCGAGCGTGTCGTTTTTCACAGACAGTTTTTTCAGCCAGGCGCACCGCCTGCCCGCCTGTGAATATTTTCCTCGACGGCTCCGCCTTCGAGATTATCCTCCCTCGCTTTTTATCCACTCTTACTTTGTACCGGGGCCGCTCTACGAGCGAGCGTTCTACGACCGCGCCCGGATAGACGACTGGTTTAGCGACGGGAGGGTAGTAAGGGGAGTACTCCTTCCGGAGTCTAGAGCTTCGCTCTCGTATGACGGCGACGGCGCGCCTTGAAGTGCGCCGCCCTCGCCCTCTCGATTTCTTCATTGCAGGGGTCCCCGAAATCTCTATTCAGAATAGCATCTACCTGGTGACTATTCACTCCGCGCTTGAGTAGCGCGTCTTCCAGGTGTGCTTTCATAGTACGGTCCAGCGGGTATTTTTTCCCTGATATACGAACCTGATTCGCAGGCCCGGTCCTTGAGGGGTCGAACCCCAGGCCGTGGCCTTTCGCCGTCAAAGAGCGGGCGATAATCGGAGCGAATGTCGCTCCAATCGCTGGCTTGCGTGACATAAGCCTGAATGGCGGCTGTGTAATCCGCTGTGTCTCCCCAGGTTCCGGGAGGTCCAATTCTGGGTCTCTGCCTCCCTTGAGGCAGTATTTTGCTACGTAGGCCATGGAGCGCGCTGTAGCTTCGTATGTGGTCTCGAACCCTCGATTCCACGATTGCGCGTAAATTTCCTTCCAGCCAGGACCAGTGCCAAACGTGATGATGTGGTAATGCGGCCTGCCTTTTTTTTCTCCGTACTCGCCGCAAGCGAAGTAACGGAACGGCACGCCTAGCTCCGTCGCCTTCCGTCTGACGGAGCGTAGCCACTTCTGCAGATGTGATTTCGCCAGTGTCGGCATCCATATATCTGATTCCTCGGAATAAACCTTAGGTTCTTCCTCGTAGGTGAGAGTGACAAATGCACTCTCTGAGTGCTGAGTTTGCTCGAGCAGCATCCGGCCGGTCCACGAATTGCGACGGTTCCGGGCACAGCCCTGACACTTCCCGCAGGGCCGAAGCCGGCCCTGCACTTCAATGGGAAAACCGCAGCTCAAGAGCGGATGGCCTGGTATGCAATGGACCACTCAGCACAGTAGCTTCTATCAAGTAAGAAGCTACTGGTCGGTGGGCCCTACCACCGGCGCCTCCGTTTCGGGAGGCTGGGAGGGCTCTGAAGGGCCCTCAGGCGGGTCCTTGGGACTAGGCTCACCCCCAGGGGGTGCAGGGTCGTCCGATGGGTCTTCATCGACCATTTCGAATTCAGTGACCTCATAGCCCGACAAATCCAACAAGTCCGGGTTTTCTTCTTCAAAGTCGTCCTCCTCCTCGAACGTGCCGAGCTCATGCTGGGCCGCGGCCGCGGAGAGCTCTCCGCGGACATATTGCTGTACGAGTTCCCGCATAGACGGAGGTTGCCCATAATCCAAGGGCATCTCCAAAGGGGTCGGGTCGAGTTCCTCCACTCCCGACTCCCGCTCATTGATAGTCTCCCGCCGACTGCGGGAGACCAGAACCCGAAACGCGCGCAGTTCCTCAGCGACGCTCAAAGGATACGACTCGACGCATTACGCGTCACAAGCCTGCGAGCAACCAAACGATGCTGAGCAGCAATCCACAACGTATCCCCGGTCTGCACATTAAAAATGCGCTTCGACGGCGCACAGTCCGAAAACGACTGATTCAACGTTGGAGCAGCACCAAAGTCTCTCGCCAGGTGCCAATAATTCAACTGATTCCGGAACTCACCCGATACCTTCGACGGGCATTCGCGGTACTCCATGTACCGGTCCTGATAACCGAACGTCGCATAGAGTTCTGCATCGGTCGGTGTGCTGTCGATATACAACTCCCCGTCGTACACCTTTTGCTGACCGATGTGCTCCAGCTCACGCTGCCAAAACTCGTCGCGGTCGCGACGCAACCAGTGGCGCTCCGCGCCCTGGATATACATGGCCTTCGGCCGAACAGACAAAAGACTTATCTGATAACCGTGCTCCTGGAAATGCCGCCGATACGCATTAGAACGCATGGAAGCCACACCGTGGCCATAGAGGTCGCCGACACCGAATCGATCGGACGCCGCTTCATTCGCGGTCTGTAAAACCTCTGACATCGCCACCTGGGCACGACCTCCACCAAGATACTCGGGACGTTGAAGCCGCTGGTCAGGTGCTGAAACTCCGAGGTACCGGAGATATTCGCTATAACGACTACCATACCGTGCCCTCGCTTCTGCGTATCGCTGCAACGCGAACGCTTTTCTAAACACGTTGATATCCACGCCTTCGGCTTGCGACAGGTCCGCATAGATATTAGGGAACCCTGAATTCCCCTGGTCTTCTTCCGTCCAACTGTTGGACGTCGCCATGTAGCCGGCGGTGTAATCTACCGTCCCGGTTCCGCCGGTCTCATAGACATTCTTCGTGCCGGTTGTATACGACTGGTCCGCCATACCAATACCGGTCACTGGGGCCTTCGTGCCTAACGGCAACGTAATCGCCGGCCCTTTCTGCTCCCAAGGTCGCGACGTGGTGAAGTAATCCTTTTCCCACGCCACCAACGGAATCGTGACATTCGCGTCTGCTCTAACCGCCGCTAAATCCTGGTCACGGAACCATTCGTTATAAATTAAATTGAACGCGCGAATCGGCAACGCCGATAAATTCGCGCCTGTCCGAATAGGGACACCGAAGTAATCCCACAAGTCGCCGGCCACTCCCGTCGACGCATACGTGGGCACCTTCTGCACGTCGGCACCTGTCGGACCCGACGTAATAAACTGTTCCCAACCTCCGCCTTCGGACTCCGGCCATACCAAACGATGCGGAACAAAAAAGTGATGCACCCTGACTGACACAGGGTGCATCACAGGCGCGGCCATCGGGGAGAACCGCATAAATACATGGGTGCTGTGTTGAAACGCATCCCCGGGGAGCACTTCAACGAGACCAATCGGATACAGCTTCCCCATGTCACCGGTTAACAACCGGTAGTGACTAAGTGTGTGCTTATTTCTTGCCATATTGTTTACAGTCGGTATCCGACTTTCCCAGGTGTTCGAGCGTTAAGCTTGGTACCACCACGACGGCGGTGCACGCGACCGCTACGGCGACGACCGCCACGCCGACTAGTGCCGCGACGCGACACGCGACCTCTTGAATATCCACGTCTTCGCCTCATTACCATTTTCTCCTGTACCTTTGGCCACCTTTACGGCGGCCCCTTATTGCCTGGCGCGCTTTCCAGCGCCCCATCCAGATTTTAGTTTCGCGGGGTAGCGCTAACCGCGCCTGCCGCGTTTTTCGCATCAGCCATTGATACACCAAATCAGCCTGGCCGAGCTCGTCCATCCCGGCTTCCTGCGACAGAGTTCTATAACGCCATCCATCATCGGCGATTAACTCGTTCCGCAACGGCATCGACTGATGACCTGTTGCAGTTAGGGGCCGCATGTTCAGCGGCGGCCCAACTTTCGTTCCATACGGGAACGTTTTCGATTCCATGCCCTCGCCTGTAATCCCTGCCTGGGAATTCCCCCAGTACAGATGGCTTTGCTCGGCCATTTTTAATTCCGAAGCACGCTTGAGCATTTCCAGCTCATCGATTTTAATTTCACCCTCCATTTTACGGAGTTGAAGTGCGTGCACAGCCGCCTGCGCTTTCGCTACCGGCGCGCCTCGCACGCCTGCAGCGATTTGCGCGCCAGCTTGGGCGAT